GTCGCGGTCGTGTCCAGATCGATGAACTCGGCCAACCACGTTCCGCCCGGCGCCACATACCAACCAGCCATGTTCGCCGGCGAAATGCCGCACTGATCAACCGAACGCGTCACGGTCGCCGATGTTGTTGGAATATACGACGTGCCGAACGCGCCGAGTTCACACTGCGCGCCCCAGAGATAAACAGTCTGTGCCGGTTGCGCCGTTTGCGGCGCATCGCGCATATCGACGCCCAGCAACATAACCTGCGTGCCCGCCGCCAATGATCCCGATGTCAACGTGAAGCGTTGCCACGATGTCGTCAGCACCATCGGCGTCCGATAGTAAGTCACCGCGTCGGGCGTCGTTGACAGCCATATCTTTTCGCCGCCAACCGCGCCCCTGGCCCAGACCGAAAAGGTATAAACACCAGCGGCTATCGCGATGTTGTTATTGATCGAGGACACACCACTCCCGACAGCGGGGTAAGCCGCGCGCGTCGCCGTCGATGTCCCATCCGGCGCTACAGCCGCGTTGGCGGTGACAGTCGGAGCGACCGGCCCGCTGATCCCGATAGGCGTCCACGGTGCCACCGACAGGTTCGCACTGTTCAGTGCGAGGTTTGTCCGTGCCTCCTCGATCAGCACACCGCGCAACGCATGCGTGACCGGGTCGTAATCCCAACGCGGCGCGTTGACCGCCGCCGACTGTATCGTTCCGCTCGCGCCGGTGTATGTCGCGGTGCTGGCGCGCGTAAACGTGATACGCGGGTCCAGTGGTGCGCCCATGAAACTCAGATCCAACGACGGGCCGCCGGCACTGACCACCTGACCGCCACCGAACTGGCTGACCATCTGCTGGCTGAAATACCGGCACCAGCCCATCGGCGACACCGGGCCGATCACCTTGCCGCAGAAACGCGGCGAGACGTAGAACCGGCACGCGCCACACCGCTCACGGCCACCGGCCGGCGTGTAGCGCGCCGCCCGCGGTGAGACGCGATGCACGATGATGCTCATCCGAACGTCACCGCCGCGTAATCAGTCCGCAGCGGCGCGCCGCCGTAGTCTGATTGCTGCTTATGCAGATCGGCACGTGTGATCGCCTGGGTGAACGCGGCATCCATCTGCGCCGCGCGGGCATCGTCCAGTGCCCACATAGCGGCATATTTGCACGTTCCGAACAGGTAAACGCCGTAGAGCTTCTCCAACACCGGGTTGGTGTCGGACGGCAGCAGCAACGGCCTCGGCGCGGCATACCAGCCCATCAGCACCTGTTGCGGCCGCCAGTTAGGGTCAGGCGGGTCGGGCAGCACCGGGTGCGGCAAAAACTCGATGCAATCGTGCACCAATCTGTATGCCGTCGCCGGTGGCGAGGCGCTCACGATCGCGCCATCGTGCCAGCCGCTGGTCTGCGGGTTGGTCCAGTGCCCGGTCCACTCGTCGCGCAGATCCAGCAGCTCACCGGTCGTGGCGTCGCGGATCGACTCCATCTGCGCGAAATCGGCCGGAAGCGTGATGTAGGCAGCATCGATCGCCTGCACGCCCGAGGTGATGATCTCGCGCGCCCGCAACGTCTGCTTGATCTCCGTCTCGACCATCAGGACGAACGCGGGGATGCGGGGGATGACGTCCCTTCGGTTGAGCCACCCCGCGACATCGTCGGTGAGCTGCTGATAGGTCGCCATCAGGCACCCAGCACGACCACCGGCTGCTGTTGCGCGGCGACGTTGACCTCGCCCGCTTCGGCGGTCGCCTTGCCTTGCGCGACGGCCGCCGCGCGCGCGCCGGCGAGGTCGAATTTGTCGGGATACAGCCGCAGCAGCAACACCGGATCGGTGCCTTCGATCAGCGCCGGCGGGTGTGCCTGCGTGGTCGGCGGTGTCGCGCGCATCGGCTCGGGGTGAGGGGTCTTGTGGTCGGTTCCTGACGCCATCAGAGGGTGCTCCGGTTATCGGTCCTGAAGACCGCGTTGTCGGGATCGTTCAGCCACGCGTTGAGGGCTTTTTCGTCGTCGGTGATCCCGAGCCGCTGCAGCCGGCGCCAGATCACCAACGGGATGCGTGCGACGTGGACGGTGTCGCGTCGCACCAGCGGATCGAAATCCGACGCGATCCGCTTGGCGCTTTCCGTGATCGGTTTGGTGTCCTGGGTGTGCGTCAGCAGCAGCCCGTGATCGCCGTCGGTTTCGACCTCGGTGCCGCGTCGGGTTACTTCATTGTAAGACTGGTAAATCAGTTGACCCATGCGGGCCTCCTGCCATGATCGGAACGCCGCCGGGTGTGATGGCCCGGCGGCGCCCCTGACCTCGATCCTGCCGTGAAGGACCAAAGGCTATGACCACACTGCAACGATTTCCCGCGTCGCTCAAAGACTTGTTCGACCGCTGCGCCTACAACCCCGCCACATGGTGTTGGGAGTGGACCGGTCCATTCCATCGTGGCGGCTACGGCAGAGTCCCGGCGGGCCGACGCGGCGCCAGTCTCCAGGCCCATCGGCTGGCTTACGAATACACCAATGGTCCGATCCCCGAGGGGTTGCAGATCGACCACCTTTGCCGGGTCAGATGCTGCATCAACCCCGACCACCTCGAGGCCGTCACCCCAAGCATCAACGTCCAACGCAGCCTTGCGCCGGCCGCCGCGTCGAAGCGCATGAAGGAAATGCGCGCCCGGCAGATCGCGATCCCCCGGACCCATTGCCCGAGAGGCCATGAACTGACGGCTGAAAACGTCATAATCGAACGTCAGCAACGCGATGGTTCTCCTGTTCGAAAGTGCCGTGTGTGCCGCCGGATGAGCTGGGCCAGATCCCGTCAGAAGGAAACGACATAAGTCCTAGGAATACGCGCAATAGTTGTGTTACTGGTTGAGATCTGCAATCCAGGCGTGTGCTTTTGGGGCCGTAGGCCTAATACAGCCCTCAAACAAAACGGCGCCTTGGGAATTATCTCCTGTCTTGGCGAATTCGAGCTCAATCATGTCGCGCCCAGGTAGTGGTGCCAGCTCGCAATAGTCGGTCGACACCAACAGGATCTGATGCACCGGACAGAAACGGTCGGGCGCCAGTTGGATCGTTCCGAAGTTGGTGCGGTAGACATCGACCGCGCCCATGATCGTGACCTCTTCACGACTCGTTACGTTTTGGATATTTTGTGCGACCACCGCGTTGCCCGTGCCACCCTGGCTCAAGGTGGCGAAATAGGCCTTCACATTGCCGCTCATGATGCCGAGGGTCGGCTTGCCGCCGGCCTGCCAGCACTGTTGCATCGCGCTGTCCATCATCGCGAGCGTGAGATCACGCGGCGTTCCGGCGGTGCCGGCGTTCGACCCGTCACCGACCGGCATCACGCCGGCGCCGGCGCCTCGGCTGCCGTTGATGAGATAGCAGGGCAATCCCGACATATGACGCGGGTCGGTGATGGTGCGGACCAGCGGCGACGTGATCGCCAGCTCGAGGTCGCGCTTCACTTCCATGCCGCGCAGGATGAGCTGCCGGTCGTATTCGTCCTCGCCGCCGACCATGTCGACCGCGCGCAGGGTGTTCGACACGCCGACGGTGCGCGTCATGATCTGACAGATGTTGTTGAGGCGGATCGGTTTCGTTACTACCTGCATTGAAGCAGTAAAACCTTCAGGCTGAGCATTGTCAGCGGCGACGCCCAACTCCTGAACTACAAATTCAGTCAAAATCTGCTTTGCCCCCACGCTTGGGATAGCGGAAGCAAGTGGAGTCTCATCGGGATCGATCTGGAAGATCAGATCCCGCAAGTCCTCTTTCACGCCGATCGCGGCCGGCTCGAGATACGTGTTGGCGGGGGCGGCCCCCATCGCGCCAAGTGCCATGTCATTCTCCAACGCAAGCGCGAGCCCGTGCGGCTCAAACGCGAGTGAAACCTGAATTTTGCTGGTTTCGCGTTGGTAACGGCTGCCTGGACGGGTTGGTGGCGAGCACTCCCGTGAGGCCGGCGATTATCGGCGGCGACGACACGTCACGCCGGCCGGTTGGTGCCGATCGGCACTCCTTTTGGCGTCAGGTCGGCATTAACACGCCAGGAAGCGG